AGTAGTAGTTCCGTCTCCTGTAATACTTTGACATATTGCATTTGGATTAGTTACTGGAGTTGCAGTGCCGTAGTTGACATCATCAATGCGCACACCGTTTAAGTAAACATTGTATACTGTTGCGTTTGCTAACGGCGCAGCAAGATCGAGACTTATAGTAGATCCGTCTAATTCAAAAATTTCATCTTCAAATGTTGTGTCGTAACTGTCCCAAGTGTCTTCATACCATCCATCTGAATCCCAGCCTTGACCTTTGCCAAACCCAAGACTAGTAACTTCAACTCCGCCGTAGTCTAAACCAGTCATAAGTTGGTTTAGGTCTTTGCCAGGCATACCTGTAGTTGGAGTATAATAATTATTAATTCTATCTTGGGCTTGCATCAAGTCAACGGATTTTTTATATTCAATTCTTACCGATTTATTAATTGCAGGAGCGTTAGTAAAAGTTATTTGTCCATAATGACGATCATATCCTTTAGTAATATCTAATAAGTTTTTATATGTGTATTCACTGTTTAATGCTTCTTGATTGTTGACATAAACTTTTATATTTGATTTTAATAGATCCATTGGCCATATTAAATCAAATTCAAATTCGCTACCGCTTGCTATAAACGTTTCGGTTTGACTTAATGAGGTATAAACATATGTGCCGGTTGTTCTATCAAACTTAACAGTTGAATATAATCCTCTTACAGGATTGTCACCAAGTTGTACACTGAATGTTGCAACTTCGCCACCTGGCTCGATATTATCTAATGATGATATTGTAGGAGTAGAATAATATCCTGCACCTGGAGATACAACAGTTACACTAGATATTTTGCCGGCGGTTCCTATATTTGCTTTTAATACTGCGCCGCCTGATCCACTTAGTGTTAGTACAGGTGCAGTCTTATACCCGCTTCCTGGATTAACTACTTCAACCTTTACAATCTTATACCCACTGTTATCTAACCAATTCTTATTAGGATAATTTTCAAAATCAGCATTAACACCAATTAAAACACCATCTTGTATTTTAACGTTTTGTGGAACAATTTTGCCGTCGACGCTATTATATGCTGGAGGTAAATCAAAGTCAGTAACTGCTGTGCTAGTATTATCAAGGCTTTCGTAAGCACTTAAATATTCTCTAACTTTAGTTCCAAACGGTTTAACTTCTTTAATATAAGACTCGTAACTTGGAAGATTATCATTATTAAATGTAACGTCTTTTCTTAAACTTCCAACATTATGTTTTGCTTTAATAAAGCTAGTTTTAAATGCCCAATCAATATAAGTTTGTTCACTAAATGCATAACGTAAATTTGCAAAGAACAAAGAATTAAACTTAACTAATAGATCGTCAATAAATAAATCATTTTTAATTGACTCTAATATTATTCTAAGTTCTATTGTTGGCTCACTGTCATAAACTTTAGTATCAAAACTTATAGTATCAAACCCAGTAGCAGCTTCATTAGAATCGTAAAGTGTAGATTTAAACTGAATAGTGCCGTTTTGTCTTCCAATAGTACTATAATTAATTGTATAATCTTCAGTATCTTGGGAGTCTATTTTCTTTAGTAACAGCCATCCGCCTGATCCAATTGAAGATATTTTTACAATATCGCCAATGCTATTGTTTAGTGATGTAAGTTCATAACTATTATCAATAAGGTAATCAATTTCAGTTAGTTCACTGTAATCACTTGCATACCAATTTGAATAATCCCAATATAAATTTACATTATAGCTTTGGCTTTGTATTCTATTCCAAGAACGAGGATCATTAATTCTTTCATATAGCCCCCATTTTCCTTGTATAGTTCTATCACTGTTAACTAGAACAGTAAATTTTCGTACAGTTAGTATTGGTGCATTATTATAATTTTCACCAGGGGCTGTAACAGCAACACTTGTGATTCGACCAAAAGTATCAATTGCTGTTTGTAATATGGCGCCAGTTCCGTTGCCTGTTACAGTTACCGTTGGCGGTACTCTATAACCTCTTCCTGGATCTACAATATTAACACTTGAGATTTTACCATTTATTACTACAGGCGATAATATAGCCTGTGTTGCTCTTGCAACACCTATAAATTCTAAGTCATCGATTGTGTCAACTTTAGCATCCCAATGATTTGACACTTCAGTTGGGGCAGGATCAAAATTAAAGAGTGATGTAAACACTTTATCATCTACAATTAAGTTTTCGTTAAGTATAAGGTTAGTTCTTTCAATAAATTGCTTTAATGCTTCAGTACGATTTATAAACCAACTTTGCCTTGGTGTGTTTAATGCACCGTATTTTTGTTTTGTACTTAACAACGGATCCGGAACAATACGATCTTGTTCATCATATCCTATTAGACTGTCGTACCATTTTCTAATAATATCTTTATTAGGCTGACTTGTTTCAAGTCCTTCAGATATAATTTGATATTGTGTATGGATATTTTGGTCTTGATTTTCGATTGTCCAAAATTGGGTACTTAATGCAACATCAGTGCCTTTAATATATCCTTCTGCATTATAAAGTACAAAGCTAGTAGGACTAATTAATCCAGCAAATGTGTATCCTTTAGCAACAGGATCTTTAATGTAATCTGCAATATCACTAATATTAATGTTTCTAAATTCTACATTAGGCACTGTCTTTTTATTAGATACCCAAAAGTAATATATTGTTATAAATGTGCCAGCAATATTATCATATTTGCGTTTAGTGCTATAAGCTGTATCGCCATATAAACTAGTACCGCTATATCCTTTTGCAAATCCGTTTTCAGTATCAGCTTGGGCATCCCAGGCACTAGGTAATACATCTGACTCTACCCATTCGTATACATCAATAGTGTTGCCCTGGAAGACTTTAGACCAATTTTGTGTACTAAAAATTGTATCTCCTTGATAAGGATTATAAAATTTAGCGTTAGTTAAATTCCACCATACTTCACCAATATGTTCACTTCCCCAACTATTTGTTATATCAATAATAGTGCCCGATGCTGTTGATAAATCATAAAGTGCCGGATCGTAATAAGTTTTAAATGTTAGTTCTTGTTCTGCAACACCTGCAACTTTTCCTTGAATTGGATCAATATAATCAAGCGGAGTTAGTAATAAATTTTCCTTTGTATCATAAAGGAACATTTTTTTAATCTTACTAATATCAACGGTTGACTTAGCTGCGCTATGTTCCGTCCACATAGGTTGCGTTTTATTATTGGCAAAATTTAAAATACGTCCTGTATAATTTCCGGAGATATCTACTTCCTTAGATAATCCAACATATAAGTGATTATTTTTAGCAACAATATTTTGGCCAAACTCTTTTACAGCTCTATTAGATATTCCAATAGTTTGTGCAAGTAATAATTCCGCCTCTATTTTTTCGTAAACATATATAACTCCTGCGTCTTCATTAATTGTTTTAAAATCAGTAAAGCCGCCATCAAATACTGTGCTATAATTATCAAAATAAGACCTAGATTTAGAATCTGCATTTTTAGCAGAAATATATAATTTTTCGCCGTCAAACTCAATTTTCCAACCAAACAATTCAGCTCTCTCGTTATTAAAACTTTTTAATGTTTGTGATAATACAAATGTTCCATTAATTTGTTTATAGATATAAACAATCCCTTGATTTTCAAGATAGTCATCGTTTAACGGGGCACTTATTGCAATTAATGTACCATCTGAGGATATTGATATTGACTGGCCAAATGCCGATGTTTTATCAGGAGCCGGAATTTCTTGAGATTTTTCAAAATGACCGTTATTAGATCTATATACAACTACTTGGTTAGGTGTCTGATTGCTATATAATGCATTAACAACTAGCACTTCTCCGGACAATGATACGTCAAACTGTGAGGCAAAATCTTCAAGCCCGATCTGATTTAATATTGTAGTCGAGTCACTTACATTTCGACCAGTTGAATTAGGAATAAATCCAACATAGTCAACTAAGTCTGACATTGCGGTCCATTCATTAATACTAAATGTGCTAGGTGCTAAATTAGTTTTTGCAGCATATATTATACCTTCATTATATACAATGTCGTCTGTAAAATAAGTAATACCTTCACTAAATGTACCTTTAAACTTTTTATTTTTTGCATAATCCCAGTTATAGTTTATACCGTTTTCTTCACCGTTTTTAATAAAATATAATTTGCCTGGAGAATATTGAGTAGTAGTCCAGGTATTATTACTCCAAGAATATATAAAATTGTTAACTTTCCATTTGCTATCTTGAGTATTACCATAAACTATATACGTATTGATATCTGATATTTGCGGATCAATCTTTCCTGCAAAGTACGGAGTACCTGATATTGTTACACCGGTAATGGTTCCGCTAATACTTACGCCAGTAACTGTTAATACAGCATCGTTGTTGCTATACCTTCCACCTAGTAAATTTCCTCTTATAACAATAGTATCATTAATATTAAAATTAGAGCCGCCGTCGACTATATTTTCAATATTGTAATATAAATCTGGTAATGTTTGTGTACTATCATTAAGTGCAGGCGTTAATACTCTTACTCCAACTGTAAAAGATGTTTGAGTAGGTAAATCATTTGCCGAATCTAATGTTCCTATTGTATCTAAATCAAGTGAAGAACCAGCGTGAATAAATCCTCTATATAAATTATTATTCTTTGTAATTTTTATAGAACTACCAAGTTTAAAGTTTTCTTGTTTTTCAGGTACAGTGTAATTTTCTGTTATACTATATTTTCCAGGAGCAATCTTTGAGTATACACTATACATTCCTTCGTTAGTCAATCCGCTAGCAGTTCCAGTCTTATCAGCTGGGATTTGATATATCTGAGTCCATTCATTATTAACAGCAGACGGTATGTTTGCAAGACGTGCCCTGCCAGAAACTTCGTATTGTTGATAAAGCCAATATTCTATATCTAATAATCTAGAGCCTGATGATAAAGGAATAATATCCGAAGATTGGAAAACAAATAACTTTCCAATACCTTCACTAGGCAGTCCTAAACTAACATATTGTATTTGTCCAATTGTTCTATCTACTTGGTATGTTGGATCAGGGTCTCCTGGAATTTCTTTAAATTTAATTTCAGCATTGTCAGAGAATACGTATCCATTAGACCATGTTCCCACTACACCTTTAACAAACAACGTTGCATTAAGACCGTCTCGTTGATAATATGTAACTATGCCAGTTGCTCCGGTAGTCAAGTCTTCAACAGTTTGGCCAATCTTTGGCTCATAAGGAGTATCATCAACATTAAATTTTGTATAATTTATGTTTATGTAACCATCCCATACATCGTACACTGTTTGCACACTATTGGTAATATCAGTTGACAATCCAATAGATGTTAAATCTCTAACAATTCCAGTGCCGTATTGGGGTAACTGGTTAACATAAAGGTTAATTAGATCACCCTGGTTAACCTCATCGCTAATCATCTTAGGTGCTCTAACTACATACAAGTTATTTAAGAATGGTGCATTAGACCCATATGCGCCAGGCAACCCTTGATAGCTTAATTTTTCTATGTATGCATTATATGTATTTTGACTACTAAATGCATTAGTTTTATAATCTAAGGAATTAGCATATAGTTTATTGCTATCTACACTATCTGTAATAACATCGTAGAATACTAAGCCACGTCCTTGATCTGTATTTTCAGTTCCAACAGTCGGAGTATAACTAGGAGTATCAATAAACCAAAACCCTCCAAATTGTGTGTTAGACTGAACACTACTAATTGGTCCTTGTTTAATATATTCTCCAATAAAATCGCCATCATCACGGAAAATACTATCAGTACTGTTAAACACACCATTAACATCTTTTAAGTATATTACTAATTCTGCACCATCGTTATATACATAATCAACAATTCCGGATGCCGTTGTTGTTTGTAATATATCACCAATAGCAGGAAAGTTAGTTGACGCATTAATATATAGTACAACATCAATTTTCTTTTGTATAGTATGTGTTTGCTCTAAAAATTCTGCATTAATATTTGCAAATGATCCATTAAATGGGGAACGACTTGCAAGTGATGGCAAGTCTTGATTTGAGTAAGTTGTTTGGTTCCAAGCTACTTTAATTAGATCGTTTTCTTCACTACCTTCATAGTGTGCTAGCGGCGCTCTAATTAACATATGTGTCGCTGGTTGATTTGCAAATGCAAGTTGTGCAGTTATTGGGTTAATTGCATAGTTACCAGTAACCAAAGTCGGTATAGATACTGCATTATCATTTTCTACGTCTAGCGTGTCAACAATTTGTGTAACAGAACCAAAACTATTAAATTCAATATTTTGCACAGCAGGTTGAATATCAACTAATGATTTCCAAAGTTGTTCATCTTTAGATACAATAGTTCCCTTTGTGTAAGCAAAGTTAGGAAGAAAAGTTCCGCCTGGGGCGTATTTTGTTTTTACGTCAGATGCATTAGGCGAACCAATTATTATGCTATTTCCGTCAGGACTAATTGCAACAGCTGACCCAAATGCTAGTGTGTCAGACGGTACCGGAAGTTGCACAAAATAATTACTTTCAAATCCATCTTCAGCATCACTTGAATGCGGAGTAATACACTGATAAAATAAACCGTTATATATTATTATTTCGTCAACATAATCAATCTCCGGAGCCCAATTATTATATAGTTTTGCAACGTTGTCAGATACTTCGATTACCTGTGTTTGTGAAAAGTTTAATGAATCAGAAGATCTATTATAGACATATACCTTACCATTACCCTCGGTAGGTGCACCAACTAACATAGTAGTATTTCTGTCATCAGTTGCTAATGCTGATCCAAAAGAATTGTCTAAAGAAGTTGTTGTCTTAGTAAGTTGTTGTTGTTCTAAAAGTAAATTTTCATTCTTGAGAACTTTCCATTTACCTGTGCCATTAACATTATCTATCCATATATAGTCATCAAGTGCAATACTTTCTTGTAGTATATTATTTGCTGATGTAATATTTGCTGCGCGAACTTTTAAAAATCTTGTTATAGATCCAAAACATCTTGGTATTTCATCCTGGGCATTATTTGTAAGTACTGTAATTACATTTTTGTCTACCGCAGATACTAAATAAAATCCTTCTAATTCAAATTTTTCGGTAGTTGATGATGCCGACGAGTCTTGGCCTGTATATTCTATATAATTATTAAAACTATGTAATCCTATAACATCATTAACTGAAATTGTATCAGCATTAGTTGTAAGAGTTAATGTAAAGGAAGTAGTTCCTTCGGTTACTGATTCAACTCTATAATTAGTATCAATGTGTTTGTAAACATTCCAAGAAAGCTGATCATTTCCTACCCAAATATAATCATTTCTACTAATATCTGCAAAATTAAAATCAGCAATATTGTTATAATTTGTTGCAACACCTCTTACATCATCAGGGTTTACATATCCTGCATCTTTTACATAACTTGCATCTACATACTTTTTAGGAAAAGGCTTATGGTCGTAATTAGGCGTTTTTTGATAAACTTCATAAGGAAGAATTCTATAAACTAAATCAGTTTCTTTACCTGTAGTACTTGTTACAAGATCAATTGGCTGGGGAGTAAGTCTAAACTTGCTTTCATCCAGTAATAATTCGTATTCTGTAAATCCTTCACTTGCTCCATACTGACCGGCTTTAATTGCCCATTCTTCGTAAAATTCTAAACTATCCTTATCTGCACTACTTAATACATCAAATAATTTTGTTAATGCGTTTTTAGTACCTTTGTCTTGTATCATACCTTGATAAAATTTATATTGACTTACATCATCATTAATGATATTTTCAAGATACTGCCGCTTCTGGTAACCAATTAAATGTTGAGAAAGTCGCTGTTGTTCAGTATCAAAATTATCCGAATCTAGGTCGTAAAAATCTGCAAACTGATTAGTTTTATATTCAAAGTTTGCATATAATCCTGCTTCTGGTTTTTTATCTAAACGATTCCAATCTATTGCATTAAACGATTCTGTACCAGTTAATTTAGTAGACGAGCTATAATAAAACTCTTTGTATTTTACAATACTGCCAATTGCATAATCAGTCCAGGGCATCCAACTAGTAGTTTTAGCTTCGTCATATACGAACCCTGGAATATTTAAACTGCCGTCCCATTCTTGGGTTTTATAACCAAGTACTTTAATGCGCTCTTGTCTATAGCCCGGTTGTGTGTCGTAAATAACATCACCAAATACTGTATTATTATCAATTAATAATGCGTGTTCTTTTTGTATAAGAGGAAGTTTAACAGCATATATTCCGTTAGCAGTAGTATCTTTCGAACGAATAACAAATTCATTAGGGGAACGTCCTAATAATGAAAATTCTTGTACTAATTTAGTGCCATCTGATTGTAACAGAGAATAACCATAAAAACTATCAAAGATGTTATCGACCATTGCATATTCTGTTTGGAATTTAAGTTGCGCCGATGCTGGACTTAGTGTAATAACACTTCCTTCACCCCAGTTTTGTGTTGTCCAGAATAAGAATTCATTTACACTATGACGCCAGTTTAATACAACTTTTGCATCGCCTTCGTAATAATCAAATACAAATCCTTGGTCTTCTAAATAATTGCCGTAGCCTAATAAAAAATCAACTACATCCTGTATACTAGTAAACAAGTGCCCGTAATCTGATTCAATAACAATATTTTTATTAAATGTTTTTCTTAGAAAAGCATTTCTGCCACCTATTAATGGCAATGCCGCAAGTTTACTAAGATTAGTTGTGTCAAATTCTTGGCCACTTCTAAAATTAGATTTTACTCTATAATATGCTCCTTGGTATTCTAAATTTTGTCCTGGTATATAAGTCTTATTGCTATCCCAAATTAAATAGCTTTCACTTATTCCACCAATATTAATACTCGGATCTGCTTGAGAAGATATCGGCGCATAATATTTAAACGATGCAATTTCATTATCATATCCTTTAATTACATATCCGTCACTTCTGCGTTCAATAATAACACCACTATACGAAACAGTCTTAACTGGTGTACTGGTATTTAAAAATACTTTATAATTTTCATCTGGGATAAAAACATTGCCGTCGTTTGTTGGACTACGGCTATCTAATATTAATTTAAATTTTTCTTTATCAGTAAATCCTGCTAACTTATGCCCTAATTGATTTTTAATATTTTTAATATTTGTTTTGTATGTAGTATAAGATGTAGTTACGTCAGATGTTAAATAGTTTGCAATATAGTTTACAAGCCCACTTGTATAAATTTGAGATGTATCTTCGTATGTATTCGGAAATAATAAGTTAGTTAATTGAATTCTAGTACCTGTAGTTTTATACACTAGCTCATTTGAAACATTTCTTACTTGATTAATTCTATCAAACCCGGTAGCAAAAAGTGTATGCGGTTTATTAATTGCAAAAGCTGAAATAATACTAAACGGATATTGACTACTTGATCTCCAAGCACTTTCTACAGGTGAACCATCACCAAATATAAAACTTCTGTCTAGTAGTTGATTATCGAATGTATTAATATAACCAGACTCGATTGGAGATACTAAGTTACCGTTACTATCAACTGGAATGTGATTAACTAAGCCAGGGCGTTTGAAATTATTAAGAATTTTATATTTTACATTTGGTTGCCTTACAATACCTGCTTCGAGATCTTGCCACAACAATAAATTTTCTTTAGTATACGGAGCAGGGCCATATTGTGTTTCCCACCAAGTAGGCATAACGCTAAATCCAAGCATTTCCCAAGGATGTGTATGAGGACGATCAGTATCGTACGCTTGTTGATAAATTTGTCTCCAAAAACCCGGCAACGATTTGCCAGATGGGCCTGTACTGCCTGCATAGTTAAATGTAAAGGAGTTAGTTCTATCAAAGAAATTATGTAACGTATAATCTTGATCAATTAATTTTGACCATTGTACAAAGTCTGGTAACATAACCCTATCGATATGTTTTTTAGTAACTCCTGTATCTCTGTGTTCGCCACCAATTAAACTGTTTATATCTAATAATTTATTGTCATATACTACTTTTATGTTATTATAGATTCTTTTTTCAAGTTCAAGTAGTAAGTCATCTCTGTAATCGTTAAACGCTATAATTTTACTACCGTCGTGGCCTTGAATAACTTCCTTTGGTGTTTGATACGTATTATCTAAGTATTTTACAGGTTCATAAGAAGGGTATAATCCTAGCTTACTAGGAGTAGGCGGAACAAAGCTACCGTTAGTAGTTTCGTATTCATAAATATCAATTACATCATCTGGATATTTAGTTGCGGTAACTATTACATAGCCTTCATTATTAAATGTATAATCTTTACCATGTACTAGTTGCACTTCGTTTAAATATACTTGTACTGCTATTCTAGAAGGAGTACTTAAAGAAAAGATTGCCGACAAAGGATAAAATTTGTCGTCAGCATCAATTACAGTTGTTGTTAGTTTTCTAGTTGCACCAGTTGGGGTCATATCACTAAAGAAGAACGGCTGTGTAGGAGTCTTATTTTTGTTAATTTGTTCTAATATTGCATCTACATGCAGTTTAGTAGTACCACTAAAAATTATATCTTCGGCTGTTTGAAGAAATAACCGTTTAAAAGTAGTATACTGATTCATTGCAAATTTTATACTTTTTATAACATTTGCATCGTTATCTAACATATGATATAATGCAAGATTCATTGGCGAACTGTGTTGTACAAATCTTCGCCCTAATTCTGTTAAATTGCCAATATCTCGTAAATTACTTGTTCCTGGATACGTTCCTACAAATGTATCACTTTGTTCTACTATCGTAGCAATGTGATCGTTTACTTCGCCGAGCGTAAACTCTGTGATATTTTCGTTTGCTGGATTTCTTTCTAAGGATGCAGGAATTTCATAATAGCCATTTTCATTTTTTGTGGCAGATGATCTTGTCTTAATTATTACTACATCATTTATAGATAATGGATTTGTGAAATTTACTGTTGCAATATTGTTAATATCATTAATAATAGTATAATTATTATCTTTAAATTGTAATTTGTTATTTAAATATACCTTAGTCCAAAGATCTGTTAGTTCTCCGCTATTATCATACATGTCAATTGGAAAAGACGTAATAGTATTATCAAACACATACTGTCTAATTACTAACTGTTCACTGGGTGTACTAACTTTTTTCCATCCAGATACTGAAACAAAGTTACTAAGATTTGAATATTTTCTTAAAAATCCAATATCAGTTTTTTTAGAAAAAGTTTCGTTTTTAAATGTATAAGTAAATGAATCATTTAGTAAACTAAAATTAAAAACAATGTCACCAATGTTATTAATACTCCTATAAGAAATAGGAATGGTTAATTCACTGTCAACAGCACCGGTACCGGTTTTATAACTGAATACTGTGTTACCAGTAAACGTAGACGATTCATAAACAGTTGTATCTGCATACGAGTTACCATCAATATCAAAAATATCAAAAACAGGAGCCTGGTTAATTTTAATCTTATCCTGAGTAAGTTTCCAATCTGTGCCAGTATAATACAACATTTTACCTTTGTATGTTACGCCATTTAAAATCAATACGACTTCGTTTGTTATTGGAATTGAATCTGTTTCTGGAATTAAAGTAATCTGTCTCTTTACTCCGACAGTCGGATCTGTAAAATTAATAAATTTTACTTTAAATATCCTTCCAGCTACTAAAGAGTCTGGGTCTGCAGTAAACACAATTCGCATACCGTCTGCTAGATCAATTCCGTCAACATTATATCCTTCGGAACCTTCAATAATAGAAAATGCGTCTTTTGTAAAGTCGTCAACAACATCAACATCTAATTTTGAAGAAGTTCCAAAGTTATGTAATTTTAGATTTGCTTCAAATTCAATAATAGGACGTTTGGCACGCTGTAATTGGTCTATATCAACGCTTTCATTGTTAGATAATGCACTTTCTTCAATAACACTTTTATGAAACCATCTATTATAACGACTCCATAAATTGCCATCTATACTTGCACGATTAATTACAATATAATCTTTATCTTCTGGATATCCGATTGCTTTACTATACGGTAGTCTATCAAATCCTTGAGCATCAAATTGTATATCAATATCTTCTGTAAACGATGTAGGAACATTTAATTTAGTTTCAGAAACTAAATTAATTTTATCACCTACCCCTTCAACATAAAATGTGCCTTGGGCATAAGTTGCAGGAACTACTTCACCAGTAAACTCGACCTTCATACCATTTGACAATTCAATACCATTACCGCTTTTATAAAATTTCTTACCAATAACTTCGGTTTCAACATTAATAAAAGTTGCTTCGCTTATATCTTTAACAATAATAGTACCGCTTGCATCTAAATCATTAGCTGCAACATAGTACAGCACATCCGGAGTAGATGTACCGAGTTGCAATGTGCTAACTCCTTTTTCTAATCCCTGTATACTAACACCATCAAATACTAAAATACTTGAACTATCTAATTCAAATCCATCTTCAAGTGTTTTCTGTGTTTTAATTGTAAAAGGTAAATTTGGAGTGTCAATGTCAAACTTGTAAGTAATTCCTCTATAAAGAGTAATTGTGGGATTCTGTGTCAATCCGTCTGGAGAAAATATATAAGTTTCGTTATCTGCGTTTTCACCAATACGAACAGTATATGTACTTTCAACGTCAACAGTATTTCCGGAAATGCCAATTGTTTGTGGGCCCGAAGGCAACCAATAATATTCGCGGAAATTACTAAACTTATCCCAATCAATACTAGGGTTCCAAGCATAATATTCTTGCTGATTAACTACACTATGGTTGTCGTTAGATTTATTAAAGTTTGTTAACTGATTTGTAAAATCGTTATAATCTTTATAAAAAGTAACATTACCTAACTGATCTTTAATTACTGCTGTAGGTTCTAGCTGATAGTTAAATCTATCAGCACTAACATCTCCAATATAATTATCAGTAGGATTAAATGCTTTAGCTGTTTCTCTGCCAATATAACCATTAAGTTTTTCAACTACTCCCGGCTGTATTAATTGATCTAATGTACTATTTAAAAACTTTTTGTTTGACGGTGTTCTAAAAAATCTAGGAAGGAAAGCTTCACTTTTGCGTTTGTCGCTACTGCCTGGTACTGGCAAATTTGGTTCGTTTTGATCGTTGTCGTAAGACATTAATAAGCCCCTTTAATTGTGGTCAATCCACTACTTGTTAAACCTGCATTAACTGAAGTTGCATCAGTAACAATTGATCCACTTGACCGAAGTCTTGTAGCGGTTATACTATCAATTAATTCGATATCAGCAACAGTTGCTCCACTTATAAAAACTTCATCAGATTCTGATTTTATTTCAAATAAACTACCAAATGTGCTAGATGCTTGATTTGGAACTATTACAAATGTCACTAGATTTGGCGATAGCTGTTGCATAACGTATGTACTTAATTCTGTAAAATAAAACGTTTCGCCAAATTCCCAGTTTTCAAGTGCAAAGAATTCATTAATTGCAGCTATCACCCTAGTTTTAATTTCATTATCATTAATTACAATATCCGGATTCTTTACAATTTTAAATTTTGCTTGTAAATCAGACGATGCTATTTCTCCAAACAGTATTTTATACTTAACTGGATGATAAATTATTTCATCACTAATTGACTTAATATTATTAAGCTGTTGACCGTAGTTTAAATACAGCTGATCACTACTAGGAGCAAAAGGCTTAACAGTTGTTGTGCCGTCAAGATAAAGTCTAAAATTATCGTCATATGATTTTGTTAACAGATATACGTCTACAATATTACTAACACTTGGATCAATTCTATTACTTGCATCAGCTGCATGAACATAATGAAATTTAAGTGTTCCTCGGCCAAGTTTAGCACGATAGAGTTGTGTAGTAGTAAGACTACCAGTTATTTTATTTAATGTTTGAAATAAATTTTCTTGGACAAAATAAAATATTTGACCATCGTCATAACTCGATGTGCTAGTTAAATTACTAACAGAAGCAATAACGTTTATACTTCCTACACTGTCTAAGAATGTATATTTTGCAATTTTTGGGCTTTCTGAAATTATCGTCGGAACCTCTGTTGCAAGATGTCTATATTCATCTATACCGTCAATAGTAGTTGTTTGGAGCTCAAATACATATTTTGTTATCGGGTTTTCAGATTCGTTAACAATTTCATCAAATAATTCAGGATTGTCAACTACGCCGTCGTCATCTTCATCAAAGAAACTAACTTGGATTTTACTACTGTCGACATATCCTTCAGCATCTCTGTATTCTTCTACAATTTCCCAATCAAAGTCAACTGTAAATGGATTAACATTGTCCGGCTTCTTATTAATATTTAATACAGAAATTTTATCTTTAATAATCTTGCCTGTGCTAGTATTATAAATTTTATCTGAACTGTCAAAATAAAATCTAATTTCTTTTGCACTTTCAAATATATACCTACTACCTCTATAAGTAATTGAATACGTTTCACCGTCAGTTTCAAATAACAATAACCAACTTGCATCTAACTGTTGAGTAGTTGCATCACCAGTTTTACCAATACTAAAAGGACTATTAATATTTAAATTGTCAGTAGTAATTACCCGCCATTCTCCTATATTAACATCAAATCTTAAACCAAAACTATTGTAAGCAAATACTTGATCAATTACTTGCAATGAAACAGCAGATTGTAATTCTGTAGCTAATCTTGGTATTATTTCAGTGAGTATTGGACGGTTTGACGAATTTAAAAGATCACCAGGAATATTATCATTAAGTATTATTGGCCCAGTTCCGTCAGTATTCGTTGTAGTACCGTCGTCAACAACACTTACAATCTTAGTCCATTTATATAAAGTGCCATTTACAGGTATTTCTCCCGATGTTGGTATAGAAGTTAACTTGTTATTATTTTTACTTTGAAAATATTTTCCACTAGGTGCTACAAACTTAACTAGCGTTCCAGGCTTTAATAATTTTAAAGTACTTGCTGTAAACGCTCCTATCTGTAACCGTGATCCGGCTGTATTAGTAAAATAACCAGTAGTCTGATTGGTATTGTCTGATTGGTTGTTCCACATTACACCTAAATCTCCTACAAGAATTTTAGGAAAACTATTATAATAATAATTTTTTATTTGGTTATTAGTTAGTATTGGTTCTATTATATTTGCAATAGCACCTTCTATGTCAGTTTTAGTTATAAAGTTAAATTTTGATTTAGGTGTTAAAAACTCTTTAGTTAGAATTCCGTCTATACCAAACAAATTAGTTTTAGAATATTTTCCTGTTGCATCAACTAGGTCTAAATACCGACTAATTCCACTAGCTGTTCTATTAACACTTTTTACTTTAATAATTTCTTGGCTTATTGACAGCGGTGCCACTTGATAATCTTCAGCAGTTATCATTCTATTTTGTGTGTAATACGTTGACGGAGCATTGCGTTTAATACTATCGTTTGTTTCGCTTGTACTTGCATTGTCAACAGTATACTTCAATGAAAATACCATTGTAATTTGTTCTATTTTGCCAGTCTTACTTACATAAGGAATCTTAATACTAACACCTCGCATGTCTGCTGGTTCGATAATTAATCGTTGATTTTTACTGCTTCTATAGTATACTCTAAAATTACCTTGAGGCAAATTACCAAATGTACCGTCAGAGAAGATTAAACTAATTCTGTCATTTGCTCGTGTCAATACACTATAAATATTCCTAATACTTTTACTTAAACTATTATATATTACATTGTTGCCTTCTACAGCATCAACTTTACTCCATAGTTCTTCTTCTAATCCAAAATTATCAACTTTATAAAGCCAAACATCTGAGTTATTAACATCTGTTGCATCAATTGCAACAACTTGGTTAGTACTAGGACGGTCTATTGTAAATGTGCCTTGGTCTAATGCACCTTGTCTAAAGTGGCAAAAATACCCAGTGTTAGAGCTTGCTGGGCCTTTGCCATCATTTCTATAAAGGAATGCAAAATTATTTCCTGGAAACGGTGCTTCTTCTTTAATTTCACCGTTGTCTATGTCAGTTGATACAATTTCAAACTTACTAGTTGACCCACTAATAGTCTTATTAAAGCCATAAACAGGTAAGTCGGTATTTGAACTGTTTAATCTGTATTGTTCTGTTGGCACACCGGCTACAGTTTCTTTTTTAGACGGGCGGCCAATATTAGAATTAACCGGAAGTGCAGCATTTAAAATTTTAGTAAATTGTTCTTGCCAGTTAGGATTACTAGGATCATTCCAAACAACAGTTTGGTTAGATAAATTTAAATTATTAGAGTCCCTAACACTTTCTGTTGAATTTACACTTTCAATTTTAAACAGTCCATTAGATGCTTGATTACGTTTAGGATTATAAGAAAGTAATCTTGCTAAACGTAGCACACTTTCTCGGCGTTCTGCAAGTTCTAAGAAGTTTTCTCTAGCATTTAAATCAGTACGGAAAGCAATATTTTGGCCTAGGAAAGCAATTAGGTCAATAAGTGCAAGGTACTCCGAACTTTCAATGTAGTCATTAAAGTCTTCTGGGTAATTTTGTCGAATATAATTGATCATTGTCCGACGTAAATTATCAAAATCATAAGATTTGAAATCTGCATTTCTATAGCTTTGATAGATACGCTTCCAATCTTCTGCTACTAATAAACGGTTCTGTCTGTCTGTACTTGACATATGTTGCTTCCTCTAATTATACAGTATTTATTAAATATAATAAACCGCGTATATAATTAATTGGCTAAAAATCCGTTATTTTGATCAAATTTAAGTTGCATATTTTCTGCAATATTATAAGGTAAAAATATTAAAGTTGCATCTATTTGTAATCCACTTTCGTATTGGTCGACTGTGATATTAGTAACACTAACCCTTGGATCATAATTAATAATAGTAGTTACATTATCAGCAATAATTTTCTTAAGACTTTCAGTTAGCGGTTCAAATAAAATGTCCCAGATGATTGTTCCAAAGTTAGGATTACTAAGTAACTCTCCTTGGCGAATATGAAAGTTATTAATAATATCTTGTTTTACAATTTGTAAATCATATAACTTAAACCCAACATTATCAGGATTAACCGTAGAAAATCCTTTATAGGTTTTTTCGCCTATTCCGTAATCAGGGCGAGTATTACCCTTTACAGTAATTTCTTTATAAAGTTTCTTCTCTAATGTGCTCATACTGTATTTACCTTATTATCGTGGTCCGGTTCTTGACGGAGTACTAGTAATTGTTGCAGTTCCAGGACGGACTGTTCTTCCATCAACTGAATACTCGCCACCACCAATTGATTCATTATACGCAGCTACTTCAGCATCAGTTGACACAGTAGTGGGAGGTGTTGTTGGCACACCGGGATCGGCAGTATCTGCACCTGTTCTTGACTCTGGAGGACATTTTGCAAATGTATCCATTTGCACAAGTTCTTCTTCTGCTGGTAGTGGTGCTGTTGTTGCGGTTGCTTCAGTATTAACTGTTGTAGGATTTATATTTTCGTGACTTCCCCAAGGTTCAACAGACGGAATTCGTGTTGGCACAGCTGGTGGGCTTGCTGTAGGAGCAACTGGTCCGTTCATATGTATAACTGTAGCTGTTTCATAATGTCCTGCACTAGCAATGTTACTAGTTCCGGCGCATGTTAATCTGCCATCTGCTCCTACTAATACATCCCAATTTGCGCCTGTTTGTGTTGACATTTGATTAGTTGCAACTATATTAATATTATTGCCTGCTTTAATATTAACATTTCTACCAGCATCAAAATTTAAATCATTGTCACTATGAATGCTTACACTATCTTTAGAGTATATATCAAGTTTACCGTTGGCGGTCATCTCAATCCAACTATTACCACTACCATGAGAAATATAAACTAAGTCTTCTGTATTATGTAAAAGAATTTGATGGCCAGTTCGTGTTCTAATTCTTACTAGCTCGTTCATAGGCAAAGTAGGGTCGCCACCGTCAGCTATACTTGCATATTCACTAGGAGTTGTAGCTGCTGGGCCTTTTCTAAACATACTAGAATCGCCGTCATCCATTACAAAACTTGACCCGGTTAGTCTCGATGCTGGTATTTCAGTTTGTGCGTTTTCGGCACCAACTTTTACTTTAGGTTTTCCGGGCCTACGATCTAAAGGTCCTGGCGTACTCATACCAAATACCATACTAGGAACCTCTCGCCTAGCACTTGAAGTAGTTGTGCCTCTTATTTGATCATTAATTAGACCTGCTGCTGTGAGTTGTTCTACTGCATCTGTATTAACGGATTTTAAAAACTGAGTAGGATCATTGCCGGCCCCTAATTCGTTGCGCTTATTATATTCGCTAACAGGTAAAACTGTTTGTTGATCTTCTTTATTGTACGTAGTGCTTGCATTACCAGGTATCATAAAATTCATAAACTTTTCTTGAACACAACCGATCCAAAAACCTCTACTTTTATTTCCTTCTGCAAAAATAACTAAAACTGTAGTTCCAATGTCTGGTGGCACTGCCCACATACCGTAACTCTTTTGTGTGTGATCAAACCCTTCGTTATCACTAGTTCCGCTGTAAGGTGTAATTCCATAAAACGGACTTAGATAATTTACAGTTGCCATTTCTCCAGACACATTTGTTGTATTACCTTCAGTGGTTGATTTTAATAATTCAACTTCTAGTGACCCCATGTATTCAGTATCTATATGGTTGCGTACAATTGCCATAAATGGGCCTGGACCATCAAACGAACTTGATTTTTGTTGTACTTCTGGAGTTCTAGTATCTTGTCCTGCCATTGTTTATTCCTTAAAAAGGTCCTGATTGTTGTTGTGCAGAAACATTAGCTGCTTGCGTTGCCCTAACTGCTCTCAAAGGTGCATCGTCATATGTGCTTCCGGTAGTTGGGTTTGGTCTACTTGCAGGGCGAGGGCTGCTGGTTATAACTCCCGGATCTGCGGTATTTGCACCATTTGCGTTTGCTATTGCAGCTTGTGCTGCTGCTTCGTCACCTGCTCCGTTAGCACCAACTGTTGGGTTAGCATTAGTACCTGTAAACTGGTTAGTATTAGTATCTGTATTAAGTACCAATGACTGTGCCGGAATTGACGAACTCTGATCTTGGCTTTGTCTTCGAATTGTTTGCAATGTTTGTGTAAATTGCCCGTTACTAAATTTATTATTTACAAATAAAACTTGGTA